ATAACATCTCTCAAACTTACCTTCCCATAGACCGAGCTGCGAGGCTTAACGGAGATTGGGTAGTGGGTATCCCGGAGGGTAGAGTATTTGATCAATTCTCTGATGATATGATATCGAAAGAGCCCGCTCCGATAGGTAACTACACCTTCTGCATCGGAGTAGACCACGGATCTCAACCTAATGCACAGGTAGCAATCCTCGCAGCTGTAGAGATGAGTGATACCTCTAAGCCCTGGGTATATGTACTCGATGAATACATAAGCGGAGCCGCTCCTCCGGAAGCCCATGCGAGAGCAATATTAGAGATGCTTTCTCGAAATCATATCGAGCCCTCTTCCTGTAGATGGACTGGGGATAATATACATTATGGAGGCTCCGGAGGTGGGAAGATGTCTAACTCTCTTTTAATGCGAGCCTTTGAAAAAGTTATGCAGTATCCGCAAGGGAATCTCCCCTTTAGAATTAGAACAATAAAAAAGCCTCGTTATAGTGTATATTATGGTAGTGCTATGATTCATTCTATTATGGCCCGTAGGCAATTCTTTGTTAATCCAAAGTGTGAGAGGTTAATCCTCTCGCTTCAAAGATGGACAATGAAGAGAAACCAATCCGCGAGAAGTAAAGATGAATTCGGTCATGCGGTCGATGCTCTTCGATACTGTGTCGTTCCAACCCTAGAGAGTACTCGAGCTAACATCCCCGGTAAACTAAGGATATATTAATGCAGTATATGAATACACCCCTCAAACCTTTAGCACCCAATCCAGATGAGCAAGATCGATGGAGTCATACTTCTTTAAGAAAGAGAATGATTATCGGAGCATGGGAGCAAGATCTCGAGGATGAACTCGCTAGGCATCTTCCCGCAGATCGGAGAGAGGCCTGGGGTCCTGCAGATCTTTCCTCGAATCCGTTCGAACAGATTACAAGGCAATTATCGGTACTTTATCACGAAATACCCGCAGTAACGAACCTCAATGGAGATATCTCCGATCTTACATCTCGAGAGGGACTTGTAACTAAGGCCGGATTATGGCAGTTAATGCAGAGAGCACAGCAGATGGTAATCGGACTCCGAGAGAGTGCTATTCGAATCGATGTTAATCCTCATGTAGAAGGGGCTCCTACTATCGCACCGGGTATCCAGTATCGAATCGTTACTCCAGATCTCCTATATTGCGAGGCCCATCCAGACCAACCGGATATCCCTGTATATTATCAAGAAGCTAGACTTCGAGAATTACATGGGAAGCCGTTATGGGTTGCAGATGTAATCGATATCAGAGATCCTCTTATTCCTATCTTCGGAATGTACATAATAGAAACAGATGGATCTCTCGGTAGAGATGTATCGGAAGAGTTTATGGGCCATCCTACTCACCGAGGAGAGGATTATCCTTATCGAGATGCAGAAGGTAATCCCTTCCTACCTGTAGTTCTATACCACGCGGAGAAAACTGGGTTCTTATGGGATTCTTATAACGCTTCTCAAATGGTCTATGGATCTCTTACGAGCGCGGTTCTCTATAGTATGTGGGTTCATTTGGTACGTGATGCGTGTTGGAGCCAGAAGTATGTAGCAGGCCTCTCCGTAGCGGGCTTATCGCAGATTGACCAGAACGAGATAGCGCGGAGATCTTCTATCGCTACCGATCCGAGTTCTATTCTCGTATTTACTCAAGATCCAGATGCTCAAGGGCAGCCCCTTGTAGGCTCCTTCTCGATTCCTACGGATCCTCATGCTCTCCTCGAAAGTATCTCTAAATACGAGATGAGAGTAGGATTAGCAGCAGGCCTCTCTCCAAGCGAACTAAGTAGAACGAATGGAGATCCAAGATCTGGATATGCTCTCGCAGTGTCTAAGAGTGGACAGAGAGAAGCCCAAAAGAAGTTCGCTCCGATCTTCCGCTTAGGAGATGAGGAGTTACTCGCTAAAACTGCGATGCTCTCTAATCGCTTCCTAGGTACATCTCTTCCGGAGGATGGATATCGAGTAAGTTATCACTCAATGCCATTAACCCCGGATGAAATGAGAGCGCAGAGAGAAGATATAATCGCGAAGATGCAAGCCTCTCTAATCTCTCCAGTCCAAGCGGTTCTTATGATGTACGATGATATGGATGATCGCGAGGCTAGAGAATACCTTCTCCAGATTCGAAGAGAACGAGCGGAGTTTATGTAATGAACTGCGAGGAGTGTAATAAGCCCATCGAAGAGATCAAAGATTGTAAGGTAGAGTGGATCTCTTCCGATGACTGGGCTCTATCTATGTACATTCGAATAGTCCATCCGGATTGCTGCTATTACGAGAAGCAGAGGGAGATACTAGATAAGATGGATGCGAATGACCATTGGCTACCGCTTATCGATATCGAATCTTTATTGGATATAGCCTTCGAGATGCCTTGGGACTCTAAGAGGCTAGCGAAATCCGCTTTTTTACATTACATTAACGAGAGAAACCAACACACAAGAGGTACAACATGCAAACAATAAATCATGAAGGAGTCGAGTACGTTCTTAAAGCAGATATCGAAGCTGCTTTTAAAGATCGAATCTCCAAACTATCTTCCAGAGCAATCCAAGCGGAAGAGGCTGCAAAGGCTCTCCAAGATAGCTTAGATAACCAATCGGGAGAACTGCAGAAGATCTCCAAACTACAAGAGAAGGTATCTACTCTAGAGCAATCCTTAACGGATGCAGAGAGCAAGTATTCTCGAGTATCGATGCTATCCGAGCAAGGTTTTACAGATCCAGAACTCCGAGAGGCCGTAGAATGGGCTTATCAAAGAAGTAAGAGCGAGGCTCCTTTGGATGAGTGGATTAAGGGAATCAAAGAGAACCCAAGCGAGGCTCCTCTAGTCTTAAGACCGCATCTCCAATCGAAGCAGGCTACTCCTCCCACCGCAGAAGCATCCAATCCGGAAGCAGTAGCTCAAACCGCAGAACCAATCGCGAGCCCATCTCTCCTTCCTCCCAAAACCAATACAGGAGCGAAGCCCGCTCCAGTACAGAGCGGAGATATTCTTAAGAGAGCTGCACAGGATAGCGAGTTTTATGCACAGAATCGAGAGGCTATTAAGAAGGCCTGGAGAACTCGAAAGTATTAATATTTAAGGGGGTACAATGTCACTAGATTTAAGAGCATCAAATCTATATCCAAGTGTGAAAACATTCACAGCAAATCAACTCGCTACAGAGGTTCTCCTTCCGAAAACTGCTAATAAGGTGACTATCGGATGCGAGCAACACGAGATCCACTGGAGCACAGTAGGAACGGATGGGATAGCATTAGGAGCAGATAAGGCCTATATTGATGGGGGTGCTTATATGCAGCTCTCTCTCGGTAAAGGGTACAATAGATCTAATGCTATATACATAGCAACTAAGAGCGCGAGTACTGCTACAGTTATTCTCATCTTCGAAGAGGTGTAAAGATGGCTCTATACTTTTCTCCATCCTCATCGAGGCCACAGTTACACGCTTTTACCAATAGTACTCAAGTCTTGATTAATCACAATCTCGGATATAAGCCGATGGTACAAATCATCTTATCCGATGGAACGCTTGCAGAGGGAGAGGTTACTCATAACTCTTTGTTTCAAGTGGTTATATCTTTCCAAATTTCACTATCCGGAGAGATTATCTTAAGGTAGTATAAGAGCGAGGGATAACCCCTCTTAATCTTACATGGAGTATACAAAATGCAATTCCTTGCACCTAATAATATTTTCGAGGGAGCGGTTCAACTTAACCAAGCTCCAACCGCAGATAACCACGCAGTAACCAAAACATACTTGGAAGCTAATGCCGTAGTAGGTATCGCTACAGATAGCGCAAACTATGCAGAGCTTGTAACAGAAGGTGGAGATCTTAAACTTAAGCTTAAGCCTCTTACTATTACAGATGTAGCAGTAGATACCGTAGCCGCTTCTTTGAGTGCTTGGGTAGCTTCTAACTACACTGCAGGAGATGAAAAACAAGAAGGTGATATTATCATCTTGACTGGTGTCAGTGGTCGCGCTGAAACTTGGATCCATAATGGAGGCTCTGCAGGCTCTACCGCAGACTTCACAGAGATCGAAGGACAAGATATTCAAGCTGCAGAAGTTCGCTCTTTCTTAAGTGCATCTTCTGGTATCGATTATAATGCCTCTACTGGTGCTTTCACTGCTGATCAAGGAGAGATTCGAGGATTCTTCTCTGCGGGTTCTGGCCTTGCTTATGATGCTTCTAACGGTGCTTTCTCTTTGAATGTAGATACCGATGGAATCTCCGAGGGAAGTTCGAATTTATACCATACGGATGCAAGATCTCGCGGATCTATCTCTGTATCTGGTGATGGTATCTCCTATAACTCTGGTACAGGTGTAATTACCTTGGCAGTCGGTAGCGATGATATCACAGAAGAAGGGAATCTTTTCTTCACAGATGCCAGATCTCGAGGATCTATCTCTATCGCTTCTGTAGCTGGGCCAGATGTTCAGTTATTGCAATACAATAGCACTACCGGAGTTCTCTCTGTAGAGTTAAGCGATGTATTCTCGGAGTTCTCTGCAGGTACTGGATTATCTTACTCTAACGGTGTCTATACATTAGCAGCCAATACGAGCCAAGTAACAGAAAGCGGAAATCTTTATTTCACAGATGCCCGCGCTCGATTGGCTATCTCTGTAGATACTGATGGATTGGATTATAACTCTGCTACTGGTCAGATCGCTCTTAATGCTGATACGGATGATATCGCGGAAGCAGGTAACCTCTACTTCACAGAAGCCAGAGCCCAAGCCGCTATCACTGCAGATCCTGCAGCGGGTAACTTGGCAACTGTTACAGGTGGTGAGGTTTTAGTCGCTCTTTCTCAGTTCCGCAGAACTTTCGCTCCTCAGAATCTTACTGCTAATACTTTCGCTACATTGAATCACCAATTAGGTGAGAAGATCGTACATGTATCTGCATATGATAGCAATGGAAACAAAGTACAATTGGATGTTCAACTTGTAGATGCTAATAACGTTAAAGTTAAATCAGTTATTAACATTACAGGTGCTGAAATAGTCGTTTCTTTGTAATCGAATCTTCCTAAAAAAAAGGGGTGGGTCGTACCTCCCCCGATCCCCTTCCTCTCTGTTCTCCTGCAGAGAGGTTTTTTTATGCTTGCAAGTGGTTATTTATTGATATAAGATACTAATGGGTAGGGTCGCTCCCGAAACAGCAGAAGAGCCCAGAAACTAATTTTTTCCCCTTTCTTCTAATGGTGCAATAATGGCTAATGAAATTACTAATACCGGGCTAGTCGGTGATTTAAGACTCGCTCAAATGATCTCTCAAGAAATCAAATTACTACTAAAAGACTCCGTAAACCTCCGTAATACCCCGTTCGTAGACTTCTGCGGAAGCATTAACGGAATGGGCTCGGATACGATTCGAGTACGGCAAGCGTTCCTCGATGGTGAATCGGGATTCTCTGCTTTTACAGGTGTAACCGAAGATTCTGCAGTGGGTAACACTGCTCTTGTAGATACTCACACTGATATCGTATGTAAACGACAAAGTTTAGCTTACGCGATTACTGATCTCGCTTCTATGACTGGAATGGGTCAAGATATCGATCCTTTTCGTATTGCAGAGCATATCTCTCGCTCTTACGATGCTTTGTTTGCTAATCTTACTGCTGCTTTGTTCGGTGGTTTTACTGCTCAAGTCGGTAGTGCTGCTGCTCTTACTGTAGATGTATGGGTTAGTGCTATCCAAGCTTTGGAAGCTGCAGACTCTAACAAAGGAGCCCCAGGCCCTTACGTTTGCGTATTGCATCCTGCACAGTTCGCAGAGTTACAAGATGGTATTCGTGGAGAAACTGGAGCCGTAGCTTATGCTCCTGCTTCTTTCGAGGCTATCTCTGCTAAAGGTTCTCATTACAAAGGTTCTTTTATGGGTGTTGAAATCTATACAAGTTCTTACGTAACTGATAACGGTTCTAACTATGCCGGAGCAATGTTTTGCCCTGGTGCTATCGGTTATGCAACTGGTATGCCTTCTGCTCTTCCGGGTGCAGTTGAAGCCCGCGAAATGGGTGAAGTAATGGTAGAGATGGATCGTGATGCTACTAAAGCATTGACTAAGGTTGTAGGCCACGCTTATATCGGTATGGCAATCTTAGAAGATGCTCGCGGAGTAGAGATCGCTACTTTGGTATAATCTTTCCTA